GAATGCCCCGACAATCAGGTTCATCCCCTAATCCATCAGTACCATTCGGATCATAAATCGCGTAGTTATTATGCCAAGAAAAAGCACCAGCATCTGTAACAATATCAGACATGTGTTGCACTGTGTTGTAAGCAGCTACTCCACAAATACCCGAAACAACATTTATCCCATAAACAACGCTACTAGATGTCCATTTATTTGTAGAGGCATGGCTGGGATGGCGGAACAGTGGATCCAGATCTAACCAATTTCCCAGAACAACATAGTGCGAAGCACTATTTGCTGAATTTAACTCAATGCCGGTACCAGGCCAGTCTGTGACTGTGTTGTTACGTACAACTGCTGAAGCTCTGTCCAACCCGTTTGAGCTTGCGTAGCCTTTAATTACTATGGCAGACGTATTTATTCCACCACCAGACAACATGTTTGATTCAATAACTAACCCCCTAACCGGGCCTTCAAAGTAAATACCGTCTACAGCAAAAAATGTACTTGTTATTGAGGGGTTGTAAAACCCTGGTCCTAAAGATCCGCCTTGTCGATCCAGCAAATTTCCATAACCATAATCGGAATATGTAGACACACCTGTAACGGGCAGAGTCGTTGCAATAGTGTTTTGAGCGACAGTAATCCCCCAAGAACCAACGTTTACTTTGCCTGCGGCGTCAATGTTGTTTACCCAGTTATACGGAGAAACATCAGACGAGTAACCGGGTTGCGAAGAAAGCGCGCCTGCAGATCTGTCTCGAATTTTAATTTTAATAGCATAACCTCCCGTGTCTGTAGGAGCATTAAAATTGTAAAACGTATCTGTAATTATATTGTTCACTATTTGCACGCAGAAAATCGGTGTATTACCTTCAGGTAGATTAATCGTGTTATCGATAACAATAGGTAGTCGTAGCATACGGCGCATAACATTATTCGTAATCAAAGCAGTTTTTGCGCCTAAAATTTTTATGCCTTGGCAGGCTTCAAAAGTATTTCCTGAGATTGTGATTCCGCTAGAGGGAGGCACATTGTCCCAGCTTGTAAAGCCAGCAGGCACAGGGAAATTTGTGTCTGGATCAATCGAATGCAGTGCGATTGCATCGTCAGCAACACGGTAAAATACGTTACCAACAATCGATACATTAGATGAAGCGGTAAAGCGCGCTCCGTCCCTTAATACGTCAACAAACCGACATTCTTGGACGATTACATCACGGGCATAAGTAAAAGCAGTGGCCATAAAACGAACGCCTTGTATGGTAACGCCAAGCATCCTTAGGTTTACAACATTAAATCCTGTTAGTGTTTGGCTTTGGTTGGTTTCAACTGTGTGTGCGTATACAGTTCCTTCTATCTTAAAATTTACAAACGCTATATTTTGCGTATTATCGGCTACTAGCAAATCTTTCCTTGGATTGGTAGGAAGATCATCGTGGACAATTACAGAACAGTCGCCATCGCCCCTTAGGGTTGTATTTGAATACATAAGCAATGTAGGGCTTGTATCTGCTTTTCTGTATCGGCCAGGGGGAAAATAAACGACGCCACCACCCAATGTATTGACGCGGTTTAATGCTGCTTGAATCGCTGAGGTATCATCTACAATTCCATTACCTACCGCTCCGTAGTCTTTTACATTAACAACATCACCACTATAATCACTAAGTTTGCGAAATGGGCTTACCGCGACAGAACTGCCGTTTATAACACTGACCGAGGTAATCGGTGCGTTGCCTCCGATGGTGGTTGAAGCACTCAGTGTCACACTTCCATCGGCCTGCAAATTATTTAAGCTGAGATTGCTGCTCCACTCGGCGCTAGTCCCAGTGTTATTTGTTTGAAGGACTTGCCGTGGAGAACCCTGCTGTAGCTTGGATACGGCCAGTTTTAAGGTGTCTATAAAATTGTTGTTTTGTGGGACGATGGTCGGTGTGCTTTCGCCGGCAAAAGTGCTTAATAAAGCAGCTTCGTACAAAGCTCCGCTACCTTGAAAAACAATATCCGCTGCGCTCACTTCGCCTACTGAGGCGTTAAACGTAACACCTGTTACGTAAGCAGCTATAGAAATATCGTGCGCAAGACTATCGGTACCGCTAAGGCGTAAAGTCAGTACAACAATATCACCATCTTTTACGCCGTCTACGCGTAAAACTTTTCGCAATGCGGTCGCAGCGTCGTTGCGACCAGATTCGTCAGTATAATAAAGTAGAGATGCGGTTCCGCTAAATTCTTGGACACCGGGAACAAAAGTTTTTTGATACTGCTCCAGTGTTGTTGTCTCTAGCATTTCTAGAGATCCATTTAGCATCCATTTTGTTACTTTTAACTGTTCTACACCGTTGATTAGGAGGTAGCCATCTTTGCCTGAGTATACTTGCGACATTACACCACCGCCACCAGCCTTACTGTAACGCTACTGCGACCAGGACGTACTGCTTTGACAGAAGGTTCGGCCTCGTAACGCCATTTTGTACCGGGCGGTGCATCCAACTTGTTATCGGTGCCAGCCCAACCGGAGAAGGCGGCGGACGGCAGCGTAAAAGTACGCAAGGTGCCTAACTGTGCATCGTAATCTTCTAAAAATAGTTGTGCATTTGCATCGGTAATGTTGTCGTAACTTAAGCTAATTTTTGCGTTGGTGCGCTGACTGCCGTATAAAATCCGCACTTCTGCACCAGATTGTGAGTTAAACCGCTTGGTCGGCCAGTCACCTGGACTGAAGTCACGGCTTGTGGGGGCTAGCGCAGGGAACGTCATCACTCAAGCGTGCGGAAAGCGGCTTCGTTTAGCACGTCCTTTGCCACAATGCTAGCGCCAGTGCTGTCGGTCGGAACATGGACAGCGCTGATGCTGACCAATCCGTCCTCATCTAACGTCAGCTGCTCCACTTGGTAAACGCCCATTCCTACTTCAACGCTTAGCAAGGTAAACAAGCAACCGTACAGCGTTGAATCTGTGATTGTGTTGTTGCTGATGGTGATGCGTCGCTCGGTTACGTCCCCTGTTTGCGGGTTATAAATCAAGGCGTCGTAGTTGCCGTTGGCGATGCTGCTGATGCTGACGAGTGTTCCAGCATCTGTGATGCCGCCATTGTTGGTAGCGCTATAGGTGGTGGCTTCGGTAATGACGCGGATGTAAGAGCCTGGCTGAATTCCGAGTGCGTCGGGTACCGTTTTGAAGCTGACTGTGTGGGTGACGCGGCGGCGGATGCTTAGTAGGAATCGAGCGGTCAGCAAAGCTTGGGCGCGGTTGGTGCAGAAGTCGGTAAGGTCGAACGCCTGCTGTGTAGTGGCGCGGCTGCTCTCTGGGATGTCAGCCCAGTCCACCAGCGCTGATGCCTGTGTGGGTAGATCGTTCTCGATGGTGACGCGCCAGCTGACCAAGGCGCGGAAGTTGGAGCGTTGGGAGGCTTCGATGTATTGGACTTGCAGGCTGTCTTGGATGATGTTGCCGGCCGTGAAAATCTGCTCGACCACGATCGGCGCTGTGCTAATTGCGTAGTTGCTGTCGTAAGGAAGCGCTGGCATCATACCAAAGCGGCCGTTTTTGATAGTGAAATTACAGAGTTGCAGAGCAGCGTTGTCGTACAGGAACGAACGGAAGCTTTCGTTGTCTTCGAGTACGCCGTCGTAAAAGATCTTGTTTGTGCGTTGGAATTGCGCTGCAATACGCAGAGAATCAATATCGATTAGCTCGGATGGAACGATGTTGCCGAGACCTTGACTGGTGTTTGTCAGCAAATAGTAGACAAGATCGGCGAACAGATTGCTCGGTGCGTTATCACCTTCAATTAGACGTGTAACGTTTATTCCGGTCGGGGACCACATCCGTAGTTGGTCGACAGAATTGATTTGGCCGCTGGACTTGACGGAGAGCCCGATGGTTGACATGTTGACGTAACTCGGTGCTTCTTCGTTTTCAATGAACTCGTTTACGTAGACGATCTCGTGCTCGGGGCCGTTTTCGTTTGATTTCTGTAATTCTTGGAAATGGCTACAGTCCGCCACTTGTGAGTTGCGTTCAAATACTCGTTCAGCACGCGAAATTTTATTAGCAGGAATTAGTGTCGTACCCAAGCCCGTGCACATGAACTGCACGTTTACGATTCCTGTAAAGAAAACATTATCTACGGAAGGAGCGTCTTTAATAGTGTCGTTTACCTGCCAACCACCTGTAAAATTAGTGACAGTGTAAACAAAGTTTGACCACTTATACTTTGATCCTGTGAGGTTGACGTATGTCTGGCCTACGTCTACGCCAAGGGTCGCTTTAACTGATGTGGCAGTTACAGTTAACGAAAGTGTTTTATTTGGATCATTTGTCTTTACCATTTTAATTTTGAAGCTTTTTGTAGTGCCTTGATTTTCGCTGCTCCAGGCTCGTCCTAAGTAGTGTGTGCTCCACGCGTTAAGCGGAAATTGACCGCCTGCCGGAGTAGTTGACGAGTCGTTTTGGCTTACGGATGTAGGTCCTGTTTTTGTGTAATCGGAAGACTGGTATGGCACCTCGTCGCTTGGATCCGTAAACATTTCATCATTGGCTTTTATATCGGCAATAGCTATCTCTTCCCCTGTTGTGGTTATGCGGAAATCCCCGTATGGCGTCGGATAATCTCGGCCGAATGGCTCGCCGCCCTCGGAGAAAAGGCGAATAGCCGTATTGGTATCAATACTGTTCTGCGCAATATCTGTGCCTGTGCGGGGGATAATTCGGTATTCGTAATACCCTGCAATTCTTGGTTTGATCCGAAGGTAGTTGTACTGGTCAATCGGTGCTCGTCCGATTACACAGAACAATTCAGGGATGCGTTGCCACGCAACTTCAGCTTCGCCGTATTTAGATACGGGGCGCACCATGACCGAAAAGCACGAGGCTCGGTCAAAGTACTTATCCATTTTGGGTGTTGTAAGAGTAATATCTTTTTCGTCAAATTTATACAGGTCGTCCGGGGTAGGTAACGCATTAAAATTACACAATCCAGATGCTCGGTTCCAAACCTGGGATTTAATTCCGAATTCAATGGCAATAGAGTCGCGTCGCACAGGGCGTATATTCGCCATGTAAAGCCGGCATATGTTCCAGAAAGCCGCGCCGCAGTGTTTTTTCTCGTTGTACTCTAAACCGTTATAACCGCCAAGAGGTTCACGAATTGTGCTATAGCCAGCGACGCCTAGCGTGGGCACACCCACAATAGAGACACACTGGAAGTAAATATGCTTTATATCGTCGGCAACGTCGGCTTTATCTACTACCACCCAAATAGAGGATCCGATAATCCAGCGTGTTCCTTTTGTAAGTAGATCTTCTGCGCGCAACCGCCAGCTTCTAGCGCTGTTGCTCAAGTCTTTAAGATTTACGCTTCTAACACGTTTACCGTTGTATTGGAAGTCTTCCCCTTGGAATTCGCCCCAGCCTTTTTTATAAATCTCAAAGGCGGCCACGTCTCCAATTTCAATATCAACGACTGTTCTATCGTTGAACTCTGTAAATGAAGAGTTGTTTGCTTTTTTGATCGCAACAAAGCCCATGCGCCGCGAATAAGCTCTGCCTACTCCGGGCATTCCAACGCTTGGACTTGCGGGATCATGCAATACGTCTGCGTCTGCGCCTGCAATTTTGCGTCGTTTTGCTCTTATCTCGTACCGAACGTCCTCAGCATCTTCACCTTTTGTCGAGCTAAACGGTGCGCTAATAATTTCCCAGTTAAAGCGGTAAGCTGTGCCGTTGTGGATTGGGGTTGCCGTTCCAAACTGGTACTGAGTGCTCGGGCTATATGCCATTGATGCCGAGCGCTCGTATTGGCCGTTTGCGCCAGGGGCAGTAAATACTTGGCGGCCAGATGTTCCGTTGATTTCGTCGCCACCAATTAAGGCTGTTGGAAAGTTTGAGCCTTCAGTGGATGACCAAAACAGCGCAAATTCTCGATCACCTAATGTGGCGAGCGCAAAAGTACCAAGGCGTACACCGCCCATGCCAGGAGCTGTAATTCCGTATTGTCCTGCGACGTATAGACCTTCAAAAGCTTGATAATTGCCGTAAGAATATACTCTGCTCCACACCAGCGCTGGTGCAAGAATCAAGCCGCCAGTTAGCGCGCCATCAGCGCCCGTGCCGCGCTTGCCGAAAGGGATTGGAATCGGCTGCCCGTACTCGGCGAGGCTGCTGACGTTATCGAAGCTGGTGGTCTGGTTAAAGCGAGTTGGACCGATTTGATCAGCTAACTTTTTGCCTCTGATCTTGGCGGGTGATTCCAGTGCTGGTGCCTTTGGTGCCAGCAGAATGCTGATAGCTGTGAGGGCAAGACCTATAGCTAAATTTATAAGTATTGGAACAACTGGACCATTTTGAATATCGGGAATTCCTGCATACGCGGCAGGACGTACTTGTACAGAATCTCTGGCATGACGCACAAACTCTTTGTATTCTTCTTCGCTGCACCCGAGCGCCTCAATTAGCGCGATTTCATACGGTAGGAGCGGCGGATCATAAGACTGCCCACCGGTTTCCAGTCCACTGCGGAAATTAAGGGGTTTATGAATAGGATGCCACTCTGCCATTGGACTCCGAATTCAGGTGGCTTAGCGCCAAACAGAATGATGTCACCATCGTAGGCGGGCACGTCTATGGTGTCGCAATACAGCGCCAGCTCACGCAATATACCGCGCGGAGTCAAGGCGTACCAGTGCTCTGCAACCTCCGGTGGATTTTTGCCTAGTGCCTTCAGGGCATCCACGACTAAGTGGATGCAGTCGTTGCCGCCGTATTCGTAGCTGCGTCCGATCAGGTGCTCACACACGGACTTGGGCTGTGAACGGGATGCTGCCGACCTGCCAGCGATGAAGGCGGCGACCTGGGATGTTGGTTTGAACCGCGTCCAGCACTGAGTTCAGGCTGACTTGGATGTTGACCTCATCCCAGCCGCCACTGGAACAGGTGCCCCAATAGTTGTAAAGGGTGCGCTGGACTGCTCCAGTGGAGGGTTCCCAGAGCACCGTGGTGACCTTGGCAACCCACAGGTTATCGAGGGCGTCAACGATCCAGGCGCGTGTCATCTCGATATTGGCGAACTGAAGCGTCGCGTCGAGGTTGTCGCCTTGAAGTGTGGCCACCGCTCCACCAAAGCTGAACGGCAGAAACAAGTAACCGTCTACGTTCTGGTTGATCGCGTAGTTTTGGAAGCGGTACTGGGCTGCTTGGCCGCTGGGGCCGATGTCGAGCAGGTGGCCGTAGGCGTATTCCATCAGACTCCAACAGAACGGCGGGTGGCGGCGCTGTTTTTCAGGCTGCGCATGGCGCGGCGTTCACCTTGGATGGCGCCTTGTTGGGCAGCTTGTGCCATGCCGGCTCTGAACTGGTCAGCCGTAACGTAGTCCACATTGTTGATGCGTTCCACGCTGTAACGGACGTCGATAGGCGCTGTTGAGGCGATACCTGCTCCCCCGCCGGCCTCGGTGGTGTCTCCGCCTACTGAACCGCTAGCAGAACCTGGAGACCGGCGGTATCTACCCATAGCCCCATCCAGTTGAGCAGCAACACCGAGTTTGCCGTCAGGTCCGCGCTTGAGCGGCATGATTGCTTCCGGGCCGGCCTCGCCCATTAGCCCGGCCTGCACCGCACCCCCATCAGCGAACTGGAATAAGGTCGGAGAAGATACAACCCCACCCT